CTCATTTTTCTACAAAGTCCATTTTCTGACCCTATATAAGGTATCCATATGAAAAAAGCACCACATCGAATCATTGGTTATATAAAGAATCCCGAGACATGGGACAGATCGGCTTTTGAAACTGCTATACGAAGCGAAGTTGAAACCGTGAAAGGTCAATTAACTGCCTCTGAAGAATTGCTCGTTGGAATGTTGGTTATGTCAGTTCAGACTCTGATGGATGCCCATGTTGCTATCTTGGAAATGGGGTACATTGAACAATTCAACTCTGGGCCAGCTATTTCGCCTCACATGAAAGTGAGGACTGAATCATTGGACAAGACAGTGAAAATCATAAAAGAACTGGATATTCTGGCTAAGACAAAGAAGAAAGCTTCGGCAGTAGATGAGTTATTCGAAGACGCTTGAATCAGCATTTCAATATGCCGCTGGTGTAACCCGTGGGGATATTTCCGCGTGTGAAGACATTAAATTGTCCTGCCAGCGGTTCCTTGACATGGTGGAGCGAAAAGACGCGCCCTATGAATTTGTGGCTCAAAAGGTCGAACATGTCCTGAAATTCGTCAAGTTTTGCCGCCACGTTAAAGGCTCAGAGGCCGGAAAGTCGATTGAACTCCAACCATTTCAAGTGCTTTGGTTGGCTGGCGTGTATGGGTTCCGGGATAAACGCGATCATTCTGTCCGCTGGACAACAGACGTTATCCTGTTTGTTCCTCGCAAGTCTGGAAAGACAACCCTTGCATCAATCGTGGCCTTATACGAATTGCAATTTGGGGACGTTGGCGCTGAAGTATTCACGCTAGCAACAAACAGAGATCAGGCTAGTATTTGCTTTGATTCATCAAAAGCCATTGTGGATGGAATGATTCCAGACTTGGCATCTAAATATGATGTGTATCGTAGCGAGTTAAAAAAGGCCGGTGATCTAACATCAACATACCGGGCGCTTTCTCGGGAAAACCGAAAGACTGGTGACGGTAAAAACCCGTCATGCGCCATGATTGACGAAGCTGCGCAGATTGTTGAGCGATCATCAATTGAGGTGTTGCATTCGGGCATGGGAGCACGAAAGAACCCTTTGCGAATCTATCTGACGACTGCCAGTTTTACAAAAGAAACCAAGTTCTATGAGGATTTGTCCCATTTTCGGACTGTGCTTCGTGGCGCTGCCCCTGACAATTTCCGCTGGTTCGGGCTGCTTTATTCTATTGATGCGGGTGACAATTGGGCAGACCCGTCTGTCTGGGCTAAGGCTAACCCGATGCTTGGAGTATCGGTTACGACTGAACACATTAAGCATATGGCTGAAGAAGCCGCTGCAAAGCCTGCAAGCCTGAACGAATTTCTGTGCAAGCAACTGAACATTTATGTTTCTGCTAATTCCGCTTGGGTAGATCGGCGCTATTGGGATGAATCTATTTCTGAAATGCCAGAAGACAAGCCAGAATCTACATTCATCGGTTTTGACTTGGCGCATACCCGTGACTTGAATGCGGTGGTAACGCTTCACAGATATGGAGAGGAAGATTTCTATGCTCAATTCCAGTTCTTCCTACCTGAAGAATCAATGGAATTTATCCCTAATCATTACAAGCCAATTTTCCAGCAAGCACAGCAGAGCGGAATTCTGAAGTTGACGCAAGGCAATGTGATCGATTTGAATGAGGTGGAATCGTATATCAAACAGCAATGCCAAAAGCATGACATCAAAGAAATCGGGTATGACCCCTACAACTCCGCCGCACTTGTTGCCAACCTTTATGCTGATGGTTTACCGGTTAAAAAGGTTGGTCAGGGCATGGCAATGCTATCGAATCCGTCAAAAACGACTGAACAATTGATTTTGAAGAAAGCTATCAAACATGATGGGAACCCATTTGTTGGGTGGCAACTTGGTAACTGTGAGGTTTATACGGATGTGAACGGAAACATTAAGGTTCGTAAGAATGAAGCCGACACATCTGCAAAAGTTGATGGGATTATTGCAATGATTATGGCTATGCACTGCCATTTAGATAATGTATTCACCAGTGATTCATTTGGTTTCCGTTTGTTTTGATGCTAATATGTGAGCAAACCGGAGAAAAACATGGGAATTCTTGATATTTTCAGCAAGAAAAAAGCTGGTAATCAATCCGAAAATAATACACTTTTTGGACAAACACAGCTTGGAAACCAGATTGTTCGACAGAATCAAAATGGTCAACAAGGTTCCGCCTTCCAGCTTCTCTATGTCACCACATCCAGCACTACAAATGCTGGCCGTGTGGTGGATATGTCGGTTCTTAGCCGCAATTCTACGGTTATGTCATGTGTTGGTGTTAAAGCTAGGGCACTTGCACAATGTGGCATTTCCATCATGTACAAGACGGATGATGGTGTTTTTGAAGATGTATTGAAATCTGATAAAGCTGGCACACGCGATAAAACCAAAGCAAAACAGATTTTGGGATTGTTGCAAGAGCCGAATAACTTCCAGAATGCCTACGAATTTTGGTATCAGTGGGTAATGTGGAATGAATTGGCTGGTGAAGTCTTTACTTTGCTTTATCGCAAAGATCAAAAAGACTCAATGCAGACGCCAATTGAGATGTACAACTTGGACGCAACACTAATTACAGTCCAAATGACACCTACCCGGTATCCTACTTACCGTTTGTCTACGCCTACATATGGTTTTAATAAAGATGATCCATTGGCAGCACATCAGGTAATCCACATTACTGATATGGCTTGGCAGGGTTCGGCTGGTTTCAACAAAGGTATTTTGGCAACTGAATTGGTTGCCTTGGATACTGATATTGACCTGTACGCTAACTATGTTATGCAGAATGGTGCGAAACCATCGGGAATGTTTGTGACCGATCAGGTTATTCCTGATGCAAAATACAAAGAAATTGCGGCACGGTTGAAAGAGGCTTGGTCTTCTATGACTGGTTCACGCCCGCAGGATCAGAGCAAGCCCGGCCAATCCATCATGCTTGATAATGGCATGAAGTATCAACCGCTGAATATGCTTAGTCTTCAAGATGCGGATGCCGCCAAGTTGAAAGAGCAAACTACGCAGCGAATTTGTGCCTTGTTTGGTGTTCCTCCGCAAATGCTTGGACTCGCACAAGGTAAGTTCAATAATACACAAACATTGTTGGACGAATTCTATAAAACAACCATGTATCCCATGATTGTGAACATTGAACAAAAATTCAAACAGCAGCTGTTGCGGGGTTATCCTAATCTTTCAATTCGATTTGATACTAAGGACTTTCTGAAAGGCGCGGCACTGGATCAAATGAACTTTGTCACTGCTGGCGTGGCTGCTGGTATTTTCACACCAAATGAAGCGCGGGAATATCTGAATGTGCCAAAAGTTGAAGGCGGGGATGAATTGTTGAGTACAAATGCATCGGCAATTTCTCAAACCAATGTGCCTATTGGTACAAAAACAGCTAAGATTGATCCAATTCCGGGAAGTTCAGCTCAAGATACTGGTGGCGGTGGCGGCAACCAAAAGCGTAAAATGAATATCGGGAAGACCTAAAATGTCTGCAAAATATAAAATAATTGCCGCGCTATCTAGCCAAGTACGGCAGTCCAATGTTAAAGTACCGATATTGGATGATAAAAACCCTAAAATACAAGATAATAATCAAGCTATCCATAACGGGGTAATCCATGAAAAATCAGCTTCAAATGGTATGCGAAGCCAAAGTCCGCCTAAACGAAAAGGCCGACAAAAGCGGCAATCCTAGCGGCAAAATCTCTGCGCGTGTGACTACATGGGGGCCGCGTGATGGTGCTGACGGTCGCAAATTCAACTATCAGCCTGAAGGCTTTCAAGAATGGGCCAATTCTTTCCAAGAATCTGGCAAATCATTGCCAATGTTCCTTAATCACAATGACATGGGGATGCCTGTTGGTGAATGGAACGAGTTTAATTTTGACGCTTCTGGAATGACTGCTGAAGGCCGTTTGTTCTTGAATACGGTTGGTGGCTCTGACCTTTATAACATCCTGAAAGAATCGCCTGATTTGTTTGGCGGTGTTTCTGTTGGTGCTTTTGCTGATGAGGCATCTTGGGTTGATGCTAATGGCGATCCATCTGATGACGATGACGATGAAAGCTATTTCCAGATCACTAAAGGTGGTCTGCGTGAAGTAAGCGTTGTCATGTATCCAAATAATCCAGCCGCCGAAGTTATGAAACTTGAATACTTTGATGCAGAGGGTTCACCTAACCCGCGAGTAATCGAGAAGGCACTGCGTGATGCAGGTCTTTCGCGTAAAGATGCGACCACCGCATCTTCAATTCTCAAAAAGCTGATTGAGCAGCGTGAAGCCGCCAAGCCAGTAATTGAGAAAACCCCAAAACCGAGCGATTCGGATGCGGTGGTCGAAGCCGAAGCACTCCTGAAAGCCCTTGAGGAACGGGAACTGCTAAAAGCACTATCCAAACGACTGAAAGGTTAAAACCATGCCTATTGAAAAAATTCTCGAAAAGGTTGACGCAATCGAAACCGCTAACGTGGCAAAGATTGAAGAAATCAAAACTGAAGCTATTGCTAAAGTCGAAGAAGCCAAGGCCGAATTCGCTGAAAAGGTTGCTGCTTTGGAAGCCCGTGTGTCCGAAATGGGCAGCACGATTATTCGCCCTGCTGCTAAAAGCATCCGTCAAGATGTGAACCGAAGTGTTCGTGAGCAACTTTCCAAGTTTGTCAAAAAAGGCAAAATGGAAAAAGAATTGCAAGTATTTGCCGATGAAGGTCAATATCAGGCCTACATGAACGAATCGTCTGCCCTGACAGGTGGCGGTGCTGGTGTTGGTGGCCGTACTGCTTACGATCCAGTTTTCCACAAACTGCGTCTGATTAACCCCATGCGTGGTGTGTCGCGTAACGTGACAACTGAAGGTTCTACCTATCAATTCCGCGCAAAAACCGGCAACTCTGGTGCGATGTGGGGCTATCCAGTCAACAACAACACTTCCAGCGGTGCTAACCCCACTACTGAAAATACCACCATCTGGCAACTGACACTTCAGGATTTGAACACTCAATTCCCGATCCGTACTGCTGCATTGGATGACATCGACGGTTTGGAAGCCAATGTGGTTGACGATATGCTGCTGGAATTCTCGCAGCAAGAAGGTCTGTCCATGATCCAAAACAACGATCAAGGTGCAACAACTCTGCCCTACGGCGGCTCCAACGGTCTGCGTGGTCTGAATCAGTATCCAGGCGCTAATGCTACCTACACCGGCGGCACTATCTCCACAGCTGCATTTGGCTCGTCTGGCACTGGTTCCACCAGCGGCCTGCACAGCATCGCTACCTATGACCAGTTGACCACCAACGGTTTCGGTTCGTTGAATCTGGTAACGTTCCAAGATGTTGTCGAATTCATTCACCTGTTGCCTCAGGAATACTGGACTCCATCCACCAAGTTCATCATCAGCCCTCTGATGTTGGCCTCTATTCGTGGTCTGGTGGATCAAAACGGCACGCCTGTGTTCGAGCGTATGTCTCCTCTGGAAAGCGAAGGCATCGTGGGTCGTCTGTTGGGCTTTGACGTTGTGGTTAACAAGTATCTGGATCAGCCCACATCGGCTGGCTCGGTTGCTGGCACTACAAGTCTGTTCCCAATGTACTTTGGCGACTGGCAGCGCGGCCATACCATTGTTGATCGTCTCAACATGGTTCTGCGCCGTTATGACCAGACATTGCCAGGCTCGATCACCTTCTACGGTGAAAAGCGTTTGGCAACCAGCGTTGTTGATCCATTCTCGATCATCCGCTATCGCTCCACCGGCACTGGTGCTTGATAAAGAAGGGGCAGGGCAACCTGCCCCTTCTTTTAACTTTTGAATGGAATTTATATGAGCAACAATCTGATCCTAGAAGCTGTCAAAACCGCGCTGAAAGAAGGCGAGGCAACTGTTAATTTGAAAGAAGCATCTGCCCTGACTGGCTCGGGTTCTGGGGTTGGTGGTCGTGTTATTTATGACGATGCTTTTGCCGCATTGCGTTATGGAAATCCGATTCGTATGCTTTCCCGCGTGATTAACTCCATTGGTTCTGATGAGGCTTTTGTTGTCAAAACTGGTGATGCCACTATCATTCAATCTGGCACAAATAACCCTTGGGGTTATGGCCTGAATTCAGACGTTGGCAGTGAAGCCGCTTCGTTCTGGCAAATCTCTATGAAATCGGTTAACGCGACAGTTCCTGTGCGTACTGCGGTCATGTCAGATATTAATAATCTGGATGAGACTATCGTTTCTGATATTGCGTTGGAATTCGCGCAACAAGAAGCGTTGTCAATGATGCTGAATAATGATTCAGGGTCTGGTACATCTACCCCTCAGACGGGCAATGATTTTGGCCTTCGTGGTCTGAATTTTTATTCTGGTTCCACCAGCGCAGCATCATTTGGTACAAGTGGCTCTGGCCCTACAAATGGTCGTCACACAATATTGCAAGTGACGCAAGCAAGTTCTAGCGCATTGGCTTATAACGATATTGCCGCATTGGCCTCTGCCTTGCCTCCACAATACTGGACTGATCCTAGTACTGCTTGGATGATGCACCCTCTGACGATTGCCGCCTTGCGTAAGTTGAAAGACGACCAAGGACTTCCAGTGTTTTTGGAAGTTGGCGACAAAGACGGTGCTGCTGTTGGGAACATCTTTGGCCATCCTGTGTATGCTAATCCGTATATGGATCAGGTTGGTGCGGGCAAGTTTCCTGTATATCTTGCCGCATGGCAGCGATTCGTCACTATTTCTGACAATGAAACCATGAGCATTCAGCGTTTTGAACAGACGCAACCCGGCTTTATTACGCTGTATTGCGAGAAGCGTGTTTGTTCTACAATCCGCGATGTGTTTGCTGGTGTTCGACTGGCTGGCTAAGGGTAAACAATGCCATTAGATAGTTATACCAATGGCCCGTATCTAGGTACGAGCCGCAATCCATTTTCTTATGAGAAGGTGGAGCAACTGAGCCGCGATCTAACAACGGCATGGTTGACACTTGAACAGATCACTAACCAATTGAACTTGTTTGGTGATGAGAGTCAAGATAGCTATCTTCAAGGTCTTGAAGTCGCCACACGCATGGCGATTGAAGATTATCTTGGCATGAGTATTTTCCCAATTACCTACAAGGTGTACTACGGTGCATTTAATGGTATGACAGGGACTCAATGCAGCTTGGATTTGCCTGAAGTAACTCAGGATTCTAGTGGCGTTACGATCAATAGTGTTGGTTATTACAGTGCTGATACGCCACCAGTTTTTACATTGATCAGTAAGACGGGTTATTTCTATGATCCAACTGGCAACAAAGTCATTGTTAATGCTTTGCCGAGTGAAGTCAGTCAGATCATGTCGAATCCTATTGTGATTCAGTACACGACTAGCGCAAATCCGATTGCTTTCTATCCTGTTATTCAACAGGCTGGTCTTTTGTTATTGACTCATCTTTACAACAATCGAAGCAATACATTTCAAGGTGCTCTGAACACGATTCCTTACGGTGTTGATGCGCTTTTGCGTCCATATAAACCTTTGGTGATGTGACATGGCTATCGCACGTTACGAAAACCTATCTGTCAAAAATGTTGCGACTACAACTGACGCTTATGGTCAGCAAGTCACTACATTGACGCAATGGTTTGATACACGGGCGCGGGTGATGGATGTTCGCAATAGTTTGCAGATCAATAAAGATGATCGTGTTTATTCTGATTTGGTCAAGTTCGTGATGAATTACACGCCTTGGATGAAAGAGATTGTTGATAAACAAAATCTGTATTCCATTTTCTGGCGTGGCAATGATTATCGGATTACTGATGTCATGGAATCCAATGATAGGATGAATGTGACATTGCTTTGTTATCGTAACGATCCCAATACATCAGTATGACCACACAGCAAAGCATTTCAGTTTATGCACAAGCTATCCAATATCAATTGGCAGCTACGCTAAGTCCTGTGCCAGTGTATGCCAACTTCAACCGCAACTTTGCGACTGAGCCGAAGTTCGTAACATGGCAATTAAGGAATGTTCACCAACCTGTTTATACGGGTACTGTTCA